ACCTTTTAGTTACGAATCCAGAACTAAATGGAATGGATCCAGCTACAACCTATGATACTTTTGTTAGTGTGACTGAGAGCAATTGATGGCAGTATCTGCAAGAACTACGAGTAGTGCAGTAGCTCCTAGTGTGGGATCTGGAATCAGCGCACGAGTTTCTGCGCCAGAGACTACAACAACACCCGATTTGCAATATACTCCTGGAGGGGCTAGGTTTACACCTTTTACTGGTGCAGATTTTATTGCCACCGATCCAGATGAAGATATTGATGCAGCAGCTTTTGAAGCACAAATACAAAATGATTTACGCATTATAGGGTTAGGTGAGCCTGACCCTAATGAGTTTCAGCCTTTAGAAATAGATATTACTAAAGCTCGTGATGCAAGAACCATGGAAGAATTAAATGAGTTTCATGAAGTTGAACTCATGCGTATTGATCAAGTTGTGGGTGAAACTGTTGGTGATAATTGGCAAGGCGGTAAAGCTGTCGGTCCAATGAGCTTTAATGTATCAGATGGATTAGCTCGTAGACGTATGACAGGCACTTTTGCTGACCGTCAAGCATATTTTAAAAAACATTATCCTGATGGTAAATACTCTAGAGTGCCGACTGGTGGCGGTAAATTCTCAGAAATATACAGCATTACAGAAGAAGGTGATGTATTCAATGTAGACCCTACAGGGTTTTCTGATGTTAGTAATGAAGTAGCTAGTTTTACAGGTAATGTCGCAAACTTTACTACCGTTGGAAGTGTAGTAGGTACAATACTAACCCCTTATTTTCCTGCTCTTGGTGCGGCTGGTGGAGCTACAATAGGAAATTTAATTGATCAAGCTGTCCTTGATGAAACTTCTATGAATCAAGATGAATTACTTGAAAAACTCAGTGTGAAAGATGCTGCTACAATCGGTTTAATAGATGGTCTAGTAACTAAGATATTACCTATAGCTGGCGGTAAAGTCAGACAAATTCTTACTGATGATACAGGTGGTTCTTTTCTTGCTGGAAAAGCGGGAGAGCGATCTTTAGCAGCGCAAGAAGCAGCACAGCGTCTTGGTTTACCATTATTTGGAGCAGCACAATTAGCAACAGATAATAAATTAATTCAAGCTGCATTTACTCAAACAGCAGGAACTTCTAGTATTCCAGGACGTTTGTTAAATAACCAAGAACGTAAACTGTACGAAAAATTACAACAAAAAGCAGCAAGTAATTTTGATTCATTCAATGCAAATGAATTAAGTACCTATACCAAATTACAGCAAGATGATTTAGCTGAACAAGTCTATCAAATAGTGGCTAATAGGTTCGGTGGTAAACTACCCGAAGGTATGACACTAGAAGTTATCGAGGAAAACATACGCAGATCTGCTGGTAGAGTACAGACATCCCATAATGAACTTATTGATGAAGCATACAAAAAAGCCTTTAATACTTCGGATGCTGAAGGTGTGGTTTTTGATTTAAGCCCTGTAAAAGAGGTAGCTAGAGTACTTCAACTTGGTACACAAACTCGTACTGTGCCTAAAGGTGGCCGAACTGATACAGGTATTCCCCTTGACCAAAAAGGGAAGTTTGCCACTGAAACAAGTAAAAGAGTAGAAGGTGAGTTAAGCGGTGACCTTGCTGCAATAACCAATGACATTCTAAATGTGATTGACCCAACAGTTTCTAAACTGGTTGTGAAAGATAAAGGTAAAAAATTAAGTTTTGATGCATTAAGCCAGCTTAAAGGTTTAAGAGATAGAGCTAGTAGTTTAATGGATGGTCCTGATTCTAAATCAGCTAAACAACTTATTGATGCAATAGATGATGTATTAGCTAACCCCCAAGGTGGTGGTACAAAGTTTTTACAAGCATATGATGAAGCAAAAACTTTAGTGAAATTAAAAGCAGATACATTAAATGCTTCTAATATAGCTAGTATGTTTTCCCGCAAATCAGAAGTTATGCCAAATGAGCTTGCTGAAAAGTTTTGGAAGGGTGAGTTTACCGCTCGTGATTGGGATTATTTTACAAAAATGTCAAAAGCTGCTTCTGGGAATAAACCAGATGGTAAACTTGCAGCTAACCAATTAATAGCAGATGTACAAGATGGTTTTATAACTTGGCTATACCAAAACCCTGCTTTGACTCAGCAACGTATACGCCAAATCATGGAATCAGATAATAAGTTATTTGCAAAAATGGTTCCTGATGCTGGCGACCGCGCAGCACTAGAAAATATAGCTAGGCAATCATCATGGTTACAATCTGATGGTGTAAATGCTGCTATGTCACGCAGGATGACAGTCGGTGAAAGAGCTTTAACTTCTGTTAATGAAATGACAGAAGCTGAAATTATTACATTTGTTAATAAGAACGGCGGCTTAAATGGCAAAACTGCTAATGATATGAGAGCAGCCGTTTTCAAAAAGATATTAGATGCTAATTCTACTTTTGATAAACAGGGTTTAAATGTAGTAAAGCCTTCAGGTCTAGCACAAGCCTTTACTGAACTAACGAATTTTTCAGGCGATTACAGTAAATTCAAACCTCTGTTCCAATCATCTACATTAAAAGGTGATGTGCCTAAGTACGACGCAAAAAGTCCGTATATGCAAGAGTTGAAAGATAATCGTATTTACTCATCTTTTTTAGCGGGTTTCCAAATAGATGCTGGTGGGCAAATTCAAGCTGCTTCCGCTGTAGCTGGTCTTGCTAAATTAGAATTAGCGGCATTTAGAACTATTTTCACTAATAATATTATGGCAAGTATTTTTGCAAGTCCACCTTCAGTAGCGCAGCTTAAAACACTGTATGGTGGAAAAACTCCTATACAAAAGTTTTGGAATAAACGTAGATCTAAAGTTTACGCAAATATACTTAACCAACTTGGCGATAGTTTTAGTAAAGATGTAGAAACACCGAAAGAAGAAGTAGAGCGCACAGGAAAGCCACCTGAGATGGGTGATGAGTTTGCCGCTGTTGCTGCTCCTCCTGCACCTACACAAGTAGTGAGCGCACCACCTATTGCCCCTACTACTCCTGCGCCTACGCAATTAGCGAGCGCACCACAGATACAACCACCACCTAGAGCTAGTCAGGGTGCAGGGATTACGAACTTTTCCTCTCTGTTCCCTCGCGATGAGTTAGGTGGTGCAATAGCAAATCGTCGTAACCAAGGTATCATGGGATTAGCATAATGGATCTTGAAGTATTACGGAAACAAATAGAAGCAGATGAGGGGTGTAAGTATGAAATATACTTGGATCATTTGGGTCTGCCTACTTTTGGGATTGGTCACTTGGTCACTGAATCTGACGAAGAGTATAACCGTCCAGTCGGAACATTTATCACAACAGATAGAGTCGCAGAGTGCTTTAATAAAGATGTTGGAACAGTCCTCGAAGACTGTGAACGATTGTACCCCGACTTTGATTCCTTACCAGAAGAAGTGCAACTAATAATAGCAAATATGATGTTCAATATGGGATACCCTCGGTTAAGCAAATTCAAAGGTATGAAAGCTGGTGTCAATGCACGTGATTGGCAGCAAGCAGCCGATGAGATGGTTGACTCAAAATGGTATCACCAAGTAACCAATCGTGCTGAACGGTTAGTCTCCCGTATGCGGGAGGTATGATATGGAACCCATATCCACTGCTCTCGCAGGGATAGCCTTATTCAAAAGTGCTGTTGATGGTATTAAAGGTGCTATTGGTACTGCTAATGATGTTGGTGAGATTGCGGGTTTTATAGACAAACTCTTTGAGGGAGAAAAACAAGTCCAACAACGTCGTAGCCAACAGTCTGGCGTTAGTGTTGGTGATCAGTTTGGTGTTACTAATGTTGCTAGAGAAGTAATAGATGCAAAGTTAGCCCAAGAACAAATGCGCGAAATAGCCAGTATGGTTGATATGCGGTTTGGTCATGGGACATGGAGAAGTATCGTAGATGAAAGAGCTAAACGTATACGCGAAGCTAAAGAAGCTGCGGCAGAAGCTCGTCGTTTAAAACGGCAACAAGAAAAAGAAGCTGCTGAAAACATGAAACAAATGTTGATGATAAGTGGTGCTGTGCTTGCAGCCGCAACATTTTTCCTTGGTATGATTTTTATTATATCAAGATCTTCTTAAACGATCCAATCCCTAAAATCCTCAGCAAGAACTTGACTAGCTATATTGATTTTATTCCGTAATGCTAATAGTATTTTATCATCGACTGTTTTATCAGCTACAATATCTATATAAGTAACTTTACTTGTTTGCCCGATACGGTGCGCTCTATCTTCGCTTTGTAACCTTATCTCAAGGTCAAAGTTATTACTATAATATATAACTGTTTTAGCTTCTGTCAGAGTCAGCCCATAACCACCTGTGCGTGGTTGGCCTATAAAGTATTTAAGAGGGCTGTCTGGATCCTGAAAGCGGTTTACAATAGCTTGCCGTTCATCACTCTCTGTTTCCCCATAATATGTAGCTACTGTTTCAGCACCATACATTTTAGATATTTCTTGTTCTATTGTTTTTATATCATGTGTGAAGTTAGCCCATATAATAACTTTACCATCTACTTCTTCTAATACAGACATAAGCTCTGGTAATTTAGCTGAGTTGAAAGTTTTCATTTCACCATCATCCATTTTTACATGGCCTGAGCATACTTGTTGCAGCCTGAGTAATTGCGTAAGGATAGTATCAGTAGTTACTGAACCATCTTCTAGTAGGGCAAGAGCAAATGTTTTCAAACTATTGTAAACAGACTTTTGTTCTTCAGTGAGTTCTACACTACGCTTGATATATACTTTATCAGGTAAATCTAAACAGTCTTCTTTCTTTACGCGATAGCTAAAGTTTTCAAGTATACCATTGAGTTTATCTAAATTACGATACCCTACTACTTGATTAAAACTATGCGCTCCCATACTACGCCTTTGCACGATGGCATATTCATATTGGAAACTGAAAAAACTACTATGTCCCAATAACCATTCATCAAGGAACTCTGCTTGTGTGTACAGATCCATAGGGCTTTTTGTAACAGGTGAGCCTGTAAGTATACGTCTGTACTGAGCTACTTTACCTATCTTTACAATACTCTTAGTACGTTTAGCATCTTTGTTTTTTATAGTAGTGCTTTCATCAATAACCATAAGGGAAGGATGTGCGTTTAAAAAACGTTCGGCAGCTTCACAACCTTTCTTAGTGCTAAAAGCTTCTACATTCATAACAAAAATCTTTAGGTTATCATCTACAACATAAAGTTTATTTTGTTTTTCTAGCTGTGTTTTAGTCTGACTAGGATTCCATAGCACTGTATCATACATAACATGCTCAGGAATATGCGTGGGCAGTTCACCTTGCTCCCAGTTTCGGTATACACCTTTAGGGGCAACTATCAATGCACCAGTAATCTCTCCACGGTCGTAGAGTACACACATATTATCAATAAGAACTTTTGATTTACCTGTCCCCATATCCATGAAGTAGGCAAATTCTTTCTTATTCCACGATCTTTTTAATGCCTCGAGCTGATGCTCGTAGGGCTTGTATTTAAATTTGTAACGCATAACACCGCTTTCTATTGGGTACTTTTTATAATAGCACAAAAACCAAAATCTTACATATGTTTTTATGTTCGTGTTCTATCTCGCGTAGGGGCTCAAAGTAACCGTTTGTAAATGAACAATTCCCAGATATCAGATATCAGATATTAAAATATCGGATGGATAACAATGATAAGTTTTTTGTTTTACCCCTATATATAAATGTGTAAGGTAATTTTGCTTGGTAATACCACTAAGCATAGAAAGCAGCGGAGTAGAAAGCCGTGACAGTCTACATTACACAAGAAGTGCGTGGTAGAGATATCACAGATGCAGTTGCCTTTGGCGATTTGCAGATACTTGTTCCGGCTAAGGAACAGGTTTCATTCAGCACTCAACCAACGGTGCGTAGGATTAGCCGAGGCCTTCGTAACTTTAATGATAGTGATTACTTATTATTATCTGGCGACCCTTTATGTATAGGCATTGCCTGTGCTGAAGCAGCCCGAATGAACAATGGTAGGTTTAAAGCATTAAAGTGGGATAGGTTAGAGGAACGTTATTATCCGTTGGAAGTAGATCTATACCATAGGAAGGAGTCTAGTTAATGGACTTTGAAAGTGTAGCTGGAGACCTAACCAGCATAAATCAATCGGGTATCAGCACTGTGAGTAACCTATGCAAACAACAAATTGCGTTAGAGAAACGCATTGCTGATCTAGAGTTAGAGTTAAAGGATTCCAAACGCGAGCATCGCAAGGTAGCAGAAGATTTGTTACCAGCCGCTTTGCAAGAGTATGGGGTTACTGAACTTAAGATGGAGGATGGCAGTGAGATTAGTGTTGCGCCTTATTATAATGCCAGCATTGCCAAAGACCGTCAGGATGAAGCCTTTCAATGGCTTATAGAAGCAGGGCATGGTTCCCTTATAAAGAACCACGTTACAGCGGCCTTTGGTCGTGGTGAGGATAACTCTGCTAAAGATTTGCTTGCCGAGCTTGAACAGCGCGGTATGCAAACACAAACTAAGACTTGGGTGGAACCCATGACACTAAAGTCGTTTGTGAAGGAACAGGTAGAAAAAGGCGAGAATTTGCC